ACTGCCACGAAGAACTACGACGGAGTTCACACGGTCAATTGGGCCAACCCACGCCAACATCCAACGGATGAGGCTTATGCTATTGTCGCCTGCTCAGGTGTTGAGCCTGACGAGGAGAGCAGCCTTCAGCTTGTTGAGCAGCTTGGTGAGGATTGGACTCCTGCCGAGCCATGATGAACTGCACACTCAATGTCAAAACCGTCAAATACGACTTGATTAGGAATGAGCGAGATAAGTCAGGATACCAAGATAAAGTTGAACGTGAAGGACTTCGCGGGATTAGCGGTGGGTATGGCATCCGTGATGGGCGTGTATTTCAGCTTGAAGGCTGAGATTGCAGAGGCGAAGGAACTACCCAAGCCCACAGTCACCGTACAGGAGTTCAAGTACAAGGACGAGATTGTCCGTAAGACCATCATGCTCACCCAACAGGATGTGGAGAAGGTCAAGTCAGATGTTCAAGAGATTAAGGAATCACTTAAAGTCCTTGAGGACAGAATCTATGAGATAAAGAAATGAAAACTACCTTCGGAATCTTTATGCTTTTTTGCTCTCTCCTGTTTGTCGGGGGCAGCCTGAACAGTAAGGCTGAAACCAAAAAGCATATTGTCGTCACTCAGATTAACTCCAAGTGGAATTGGCACAACAACCTCAAGCTTGAGGGCCTGAAAGGGTGTAAGTACAGGTACGCCTACTTGGAGGACCAAACCATTCACAATCAACAGGCACTGCACATGGTCCCCGTCATACGGGTCACCTATGACAACGTGTTTGATTTTGTGTATGAGGGGAACATCATGCTTGAGCCAACCATCACAGTCGATTCTCTTCAAAGGGTTGTCGATAGCATAAACTCCATAGCATGGCAAAAGTAGTGTCGTCAGTAAAGATGGATAAGCCAAAGACCAAGAGGCCGGGGGTACATAGCAAGAATGCGTCCAAGGGCAAAAGAGGTCATAAGAATAAGTACAAAGGTCAGGGACGATGATAGTCAACGATGAGTTCAAGATAATTGTCCACTGCTCCGCTACAAGAGAGGGTGACAATTCCATAGATGCCGAGGTCATTGACCATTGGCACAAGGCGCGAGGATGGAAGGGCATAGGGTACCACTACGTCATCTTGATTGACGGTACCATACAGAAGGGTCGCAACTTGGACAGGTGCGGTGCGCACACCAAGGGACTCAACTGCAAGTCATGGGGCATCTGCTACATAGGAGGTGTTGAGTCAGATGGCAAAACGCCAAAGGATACCCGCACAGACGCTCAAAAAGAGAGTATGCTCATACTCCTCAAGAAGCTAAAGAAGATGCAGCCACAGGCAGAAATAAGGGGCCACAGGGACTTTGCTCCCAAGGCGTGTCCAAGCTTTGATGCCACGGAAGAATACAAGGACCTATGAAGGACATAATCAGCAAACTGTTTGGTGGTGCGGCAAAGGATGTCGGAGAGGGAATCGGAAACCTTATCGATAGGTTTGTACGCACTCAGGATGAAAAGGCAGAGTTTGAGAAAGAACTCACTCAGATTCTCATCAAAGCGGAGGCCGACATTCAGCAGAATGTCACAGAGCGTTGGAAGGCGGACATGAACTCCACGGGGTCTTGGTTGTCTAAGAACGTCCGCCCTCTTGTCCTTTTGTTTTTGGTGGTGTCTACCGTGACCATGGTGTTCATCGATGCGGGTGCAATCAGTTTCGATGTCAAAGAGAATTGGGTAGACCTTCTTCAGATTGTACTCATCACCGTCATCTCCGCTTACTTTGGCGGCAGGTCGTTTGAAAAAGTGAAGGCCAAATAATCCCTAACTTTGTGAGTAAATTGAATAAAATGAAACTTGAGAAGCAAGAGTTAGAGACCCTCCAAGAACTAAACAACGAATTTACCCGTCAAAAGCTGACGTTGGGAGAACTTGAAGTTCAGAGGGCATTGGTAATCGATGAGGTGAAAAGGATTAAGGCGACATTCCTTGTCGAGGAAAAGAAGCTTATAGACAAGTACGGGGAGGACTCCGTCATTAACTTGAACACGGGAGAGGTTCAGAAAAAACAAGACTGATGGCAAAGATTTCATCGTATGCGGTAGACGGCTCGGTATCACGTTCAGACCTTTTGATTGGCTCCGACGCTGAGGCTAACAATGAGACAAAGAACTTCCCGGTAGGTTCTCTCCTTGGCCTGACACAGGTCGAAGAGGTACTCAGCACCCACTACGACGTAAACCAAGTGCCTTCGGGATTGGACTCCCCACTTGATATTGTGTTTGGTCCGGGTGGTACGGGCACCACCGCAGACCCTGTGATGATGGCGGCCAATGGTACGCTGACATTCAATCAGGCGGGGTTCTACTTCATCGAGGTCTTTCTCAATATCGAGAGGCAGGGTTCATCAGGAAATTTTACGGTCACTGCATTCAGGGCACTTGTTAATGGCACTCAGTTTACTGAGACGAAAGCGGTTGACCTCAAGGAAACAGGAGTCATGGTTCCCTATGAGACCACCATCCCCTATCAGGCGACTGCGGGAGACACGATGAATTGGGAGGTCATGCGGGATAGTTCGGGAATAGATGCAGGGGGGCTATACACGCACACTATTAACGGGCCTTGGAGTAATGTCCCATCTGCTGAAATGCGCGTGTACAAAGTAGGGTAAGTGAGATGGATATTCGAAAAATTTCAGTTGGCCCTGACTACAAGTCGGGTGCTATGCATTATATCGTTGGGCAGGATGTATTGGGAGGCAGTCACAAGATTCACCTGATTAAGCACTACCCCGAATCTGACTCCGTAAAGATTTGGATTGAAGACGACAAAGAGGTTGTCAGGTGTTGGAAGGAGTTCAACAGTACAGTGCCTATTTCAATCGAGTTCAATATAAATTTTTAGGTGAAGTCTATCTATCAGTTTATAGTAGAGCCTGTAGGGGATAGGAGGTACAACAACACCAAGGACATTGGCGGCATCGACTTTGTTGTCAACACATCCGAAGAGGATTTCAGGTTTTCAAACAGAGAGGCGGTCGTACTCTCTACACCCATCAGCTATTCAGGTCCGATTAAGGAGGGAGACATTGTCTTGGTACACCACAACGTGTTCAAGTTCTACAACGATATGTACGGCAGGAGGAAGAGCGGCAAAAGCTTTTTGAAGGAAAACATTTTCCTCTTAGACCTCGAACAGTTTTTTGCCTACAAAAGAGATGGCAATTGGGTGGGGGTGGACAAGTTCTGCTTTGTCAAGCCCGTTCCCAAAGAGGACACCTACATCTACAAGCCGACCACGCATGAGCCTCTTGTTGGCGAGATGACCATCCTTAATCAGACGCTGAAAGAGGCGGGGATAAAGGTGGGAGACAGGGTCTGCTTCAAGCCTGATAGTGAATACGAGTTTCATGTAGATGGTGAGTTGATGTACAGACTCTACGACCAATCAGTCACCCTTACGTTGTGATGGGCTATGGCGGCAAGTGGTGGGACGATGATGAGGCTTACCGCCTCGCTATAGAGAGACTTAAAATGAAATTAAATGAAGTCAACAGAGATAAGGCTAAGGATAATAGAAGCGGGGGAAATTGCCGTGGAGCAACTCATCAAGGTCGCCAAGGAGAAAATCATAACGGGTGACCCCGAAGATGACTTGGCCGCTGACAGGTTGAAGAATGCTGCGGCCACAAAGAAGTTGGCAATCTTTGATGCATTTGAAATACTCAAGCGCATTGAGGAGGAGAAGGACGCTCTGAGTGGAAAGAGTGCGTCCCCTTCAGATTCTAACAACAAGCAGGGGTTTGCAGAAAGAAGGTCAAAGTAGTGAACTGTATCGCGTCTTAGAAGACGTTGTGCCCAAGGCCGTCCTGTCCAACAAGAACAGGAATCGGAGTTGGTTATATGGCTACAATGACAAGTACGATGTGGTGGTCATCTCCAAGTCAGGTCAGATTGGCGACATCGTTGAGATTTCAGGTCTAAGGATTGCCTTGCCCCCTACCCCTAAAGAGTGTCTTCAAAGACACTCGGACAAGAAGGAGCAGTATTGGGAGAGGACGGAAATACCTCAGCAACTCAAGAGGATACAGTCAATCTTCCAATGGAACGAGATGCCCTCTGAGTTCAAGGACAAGTGGGTAGGCTACATCGAGAGGGAGTTTGACTACAGGGAGGAGGGCTTTTGGTTTATGAATAATGGGAAGCCCACCTACATCACGGGGTCCCACTATATGTACCTTCAGTGGACGAGCATTGACGTTGGCTATCCGGACTACCGGGAGGCCAATAGGATTCTGTTTTTGTTTTGGGAAGCGTGTAAGGCTGACCACCGAAGCTTCGGGATGATATACCTGAAGATTAGGCGGTCGGGCTTTTCGTTCATGTCATCCTCTGAGGCCGTGAACACGGCAACACTTGCTCGTGACTCACGCATTGGCGTGTTGTCAAAGACGGGTGCTGACGCTAAGAAGATGTTCACCGACAAGGTCGTGCCCATAAACAACAGGCTGCCATTCTTTTTCAAGCCCATCATGGACGGGATGGACAAGCCGAAGACTGAATTGGCATACCGTATCCCCGCGTCCAAGATTACCAAGAAGAATATGTACGATGTGGATGAGGAAGCCATGGATGGTTTGGACACCACAATCGATTGGAAAAACACGGACGACAACAGTTACGATGGAGAAAAGCTGCTGTTGCTTATCCACGATGAAAGCGGTAAGTGGATAAAGCCAAACAACATCCTGAACAATTGGCGAGTGACCAAGACCTGCTTGAGGTTAGGTAGCAAGGTCATCGGCAAGTGCATGATGGGGTCCACGTCAAATGCTCTGAACAAGGGTGGTGACAATTTCAAGCAGATGTATCACGACTCCGACATCTCCACAAGGAATGCCAATGGTCAGACAAGGAGTGGAATGTACAAGCTATTCATTCCGATGGAGTGGAACATGGAGGGATTCATCGACAGATATGGTGCGCCCGTGATGCATAAAGACACCACTAACCCCGTCAGGGGCATTGATGATGAGTTTATCCATCAAGGCGCGGTTGACTATTGGGAGGCTGAGGTAGACTCTTTGAAGAATGACCCCGATGCGCTGAATGAATTTTACAGGCAGTTTCCGAGGACAGAGTCTCACGCATTCAGAGACGAGAGCAGGGCATCGTTGTTCAACCTGACGAAGATTTATCAGCAGATAGATTACAACGACTCCATGATTACTGAGCATCATGTCACACGTGGTTCTTTCCATTGGAGGGATGGGGTAAAGGATACGGAGGTGGTGTGGTCCCCGGACAAGCGCGGGAGGTTCTTAGTGAGTTGGATTCCCAAGAGGGCGTTGCAAAACAATGTGTCTACGCGCAACGGCACAAAGTACCCCGGCAATGAACACGTGGGTGCTTTTGGTTGTGACTCATACGACATCAGTGGCACGGTGGGCGGTGGAGGCTCCAATGGTGCGCTGCACGGACTCACCAAGTTCAGTATGGAGGACGCACCAAGCAACGAGTTCTTTCTTCAGTACGTCGCGAGACCTCAGACTGCGGAGATATTCTTTGAGGAGGTATTGATGGCCTGTGTGTTTTATGGTATGCCGATACTGATAGAGAACAACAAGCCAAGGCTTTTGTACCACTTCAAGAACAGGGGCTACAGAGGGTTCTGCATGAACCGACCTGACAAGCACTCTTCAAAACTTTCAAAGACAGAGAGGGAGTTGGGGGGAATACCCAACTCAAGTGAGGATGTAAAGCAGGCTCATGCTGCTGCTATAGAGTCCTACATAGAAAAGTATGTGGGGATTGATTTACAGGGGGACTACAGGGATGCGGGGGACATAGGCTCTATGCCATTCAACAGAACCTTGGAAGATTGGGCAAAGTTTGACATATCGAACAGGACAAAATTTGATGCTTCAATTAGTTCGGGCTTGGCCATCATGGCCTGTCAAAAGCACCTGTATCAGCCCGAAAAAACAAGCAAGAAAATAAAGGTTACCTTTGCAAGGTATACTAATTCGGGCCATTTAAGTCAGATAGTTAGATGAGGGATGTGAAGCCAAACATTGCATCTGTGGGCTTTCCAAGCCAATTTGTATCAGATGCTGAAAAAGCAGATGCTGAGTTTGGGCTACAAGTTGGTCAGGCTATTCAGTATGAATGGTTCCGTAAGGATGGAAATCAGTGCAGGTACTACAATCAGTGGAGAGATTTCCATAAGCTGAGGCTTTACGCAAGGGGTGAGCAGTCTGTAAAAAAATACAAGGATGAACTCGCTATTGATGGCGACCTATCCTATTTGAACTTAGATTGGACACCCGTTCCAATCATCCCGAAGTTTGTTGACATCGTCGTCAATGGTATGTCAGACCGATTGTTCAAGGTCAAGGCGTACGCACAGGATGCTTTGTCTCAATCCAAGCGGAGCAAGTACCAAGACATGGTACGTGGGCAAATGGTTGCCAAGGACACTCTTGAGATTATTCAGGAGAAGACGGGAATCAATCCTTTTATGATGTCCCCTGACGAGTTGCCCAACTCAGATGATGAGTTGTCATTGTTCATGCAACTCAACTACAAACCCGCGATAGAGATTGCGGAAGAGGAGGCCATCAACACCATACTTGAAGAGAACCATTACCTCGACTTGAGGAAAAGGTTTGACTATGACCTCACCACATTGGGGATAGGTGTTGCCAAGCACGAGTTTCTCCCCGGTTCGGGTGTTGAGGTGAAGTACGTGGACCCCGCCAACATAGTGTATAGCTACACTGAGGACCCGCACTTTAAGGACTGCTTTTATTGGGGAGAGATTAAGACAGTTCCTATGACGGAACTGATGAAGATTAACCCCAACCTCACTCCTGAGCAGTTGGAGGAGATTTCTAAGTACAGTCAGTCTTGGTACGACTACTATAATGTCGCTCAGTTCTATGAGAGCGATATGTTCTACCGCGACACTGTTACCCTGATGTACTTCAACTACAAGACCACCAAAAAGATTGTCTACAAGAAGAAGATTCTTGAGACGGGTGGGTCCAAGGTGGTTGAGAAGGACGACCAATTCAACCCACCCGCTGAGATGATGGAGGAGGGTAGGTTTGAGAAGATTGAAAAAACTATCGACGTTTGGTACGATGGAATCATGGTCATGGGCACCAACATAATCCTCAAGTGGGAGTTGGCCCATAACATGGTAAGGCCAAAGTCATCAAGTCAACACGCCCTCCCTAACTACGTTGCCGTTGCGCCACGTATGTACAAGGGGGTGATTGAGTCTTTGGTACGTAGGATGATTCCGTTTGCTGATTTGATTCAGCTTACGCACCTGAAGCTTCAGCAGGTCATTTCACGTACGGTACCCGACGGTGTGTACATAGACGCTGATGGACTCAACGAGGTTGACTTGGGAACGGGGGCGGCATACAACCCCGAAGATGCTCTGAGACTTTACTTCCAAACGGGTTCCGTTATTGGAAGGTCATTCACTCAGGACGGTGAGTTCAATAATGCGAAGGTGCCCATTCAGCAGTTGACATCCAACTCAGGCGCATCCAAAACGCAGATGCTCATCACCAACTACAACCACTACCTAAACATGATTAGGACGGTGACGGGGTTGAATGAGGCGCGTGATGCATCGACACCTAACCCCGATTCGTTGGTGGGTCTTCAGAAGTTGGCTGCACTGAACTCAAACACTGCCACAAGGCACATCCTTGACGGCAGCTTGTTTATATTCAGGACCCTTTCTGAGGCACTGACCTACAGGGTGGCTGACATATTGGAGTACTCAGACTTCAAGGACGACTTCGTCAACAAGATTGGAAAGTACAACGTCAGTATTTTGACTGACATCTCCGACCTGTACATCTACGACTTCGGTATTTTCATTGAGGTCACCCCTGATGAAGAGGAGAGGGCGCAGCTTGAGCAGAACATTCAGATTGCGTTGTCAAAGCAGGACATCAATCTTGAGGACGTTATTGATGTGAGGGAAATCAAGAACATCAAACTCGCCAATCAGTTGCTCAAGTTGAAGCGTAAGCAGAAGCAGGAAAGAGAGGAGATAATGGCTATGCAGAAACAGGCCATGGCCTCGCAGCAGCAGATTCAATCTCAGCAGATGGCTGCGGAGGCTGCAATGCAAAAGCAACAGGCAGAGGCACAGGCTAAGATGCAAATCAAACAGGCTGAGATTTCCTTTGAGATTGAGAAGATGAAGCAGGAGGCTATGCTGAAGAGTCAGCTTATGTCAGAAGAGTTCAACTACAACCTTCAGTTGCACGAGATGGCTGAGAAGGGACTCAGTAGCAGGGAGTCTGCGCGTGAAGAGGCTAAGGCCAAAAGGATTAGTCAGCAGAACAGTGAGCAGTCCAAGTTGATAAATCAGCGGAAAAACAACCTCCCGCCATTCAGCTTCGAATCGAACGAGGATAGCTTAGATGGATTCGATTTAGCGCAGTTCTCACCTCGCTAATTTGAGTTCATTTATTTTCTAAATTTGTAAAAATCAAATCAAATGGAGTTTAAGGTTAAAGCCGTAGAGGTCGGAGCGGACAAGTCCACCCAAGAAGTTGAAAAGGAACTGCTTGAAAAGCACGAGCAGGAGACAACCTCTGAAAGTGAACCACCTGCCGAGACAGTTGCGGAGACAACCCAAGAAAAGTCCTCAGAGTTAAAGGAGGAAGACGTTCTTACTTTTTTGAAGAGCAGGTATGATAAGGAGTTCACCTCGGTGGAACAACTCTTTGATGAGCGCGAGAGCGCAGAGGAGTTGCCCGAAGATGTGGCTGCTTATTTTGAGTACAAGAAAAAGACCGGGAGGGGGATGGAAGACTACATTAAGTTGGGTCGGGACTTCGCCTCCATGGACGAAGAGCAGCTTCTCAAGGAATATCTTTTGGCATCGGGTGAAGCACTCGATTCAGAGGATGTTGAGATTCTGATGGAGGACTACTCATTCGATGAAGATTTGGATGAGGAGTCGGACATCAAGAAAAAGAAGTTGCGCAAGAAGAAGACTATTGCCCAAGCTAAAAAGTTCTTTGATGAACAGAAGGAAATGTACAAGCAGCCCCTTGAGTCAAGTACGGCTGATGTTTCCGGACAGAGCAAAGAAGAACTTGAAGAGTACAGGCAGTATTTGAGTGAAGCGAAGACTCAGCAGGAGGAAGTTCAGAGAAGGCGCGATTGGTTCGTAAAAAAGACCGACGAGGTGTTCCAAGATTTCAAAGGTTTTGATTTCAAAATTGGAGACAACACTCTGACCTACAATCCGGGCGATGCTCAGGACATCAAGAAGGCACAACTTGACACCCAAAACTTCATTGGCAAGTTCATGGGAGAAGATGGTTTGCTGAAAGATGCTTCGGGGTATCATAAGTCATTAGCCGTTGCAATGAATCCTGAAAGGTTTGCCGCGTTCTTTTATGAGCAGGGCAAGTCAGATGCCACAGAGGATGTCAGCCGCAAGATGAAGAACATCAATATGTCTGAGCGGAGGGCACCCGAAGTAACAAAGAGTAAGGATGGTTTGCAGTTCAGGTCTGTTAACCCTTCAGAGGGCAGGGGCCTAAAGATTAAGTCAAAGAAAAGTTAACCACATCTAAAAAAATTAGAAAAGATGGCAGGTGCATTTACAGGTGGTGGGTTTGACCTTCAACCGTCCTCGCAGCAGGTACCGTTGGCAACCAACTACATCACCAATTTCGACTTCTTGAATCAGTATCTTCCCGATACTTACGAGAAGGAATTTGAGCGTTACGGAAACAGAACGATAAGTTCTTTCCTGCGCATGGTAGGGGCTGAATTGCCCTCAAACTCTGACCTTGTAAAGTGGGCGGAGCAGGGTCGTCTGCACGTCAAGTACACTTCGGTTGGAACTGCAGCGGCTTTAGCGGCTGACAGTGCGACTTTCCAAGTGAATGACGCTCCCAAGCCCACAGGTACTGACACCACGGGTGGGACTCCATTCAACGCAACCAACGGTATCGCTTTGCGTCCCGGACAGACAGTTGTTGTTTCTCAGAACGATGGTTCGGGCGAGAACAAGGGAATCGTCACTGCGGTTGACTTGGCCAACAAGCAGTTCACTGTTGCTTTCTACGAGGCAGGTGGACTTGTTACTGCAGGTACGGGCGTTGGAAACGCTGACGTGACTGTGTTCATCTACGGTTCTGAGTTCAAGAAGGGGACTGTAGGAATGAGTGGTGCCCTTGAGGCTGACGACTACATCTTTGAGAACTCTCCGATTATTCTCAAGGACAAGTATCAGGTCTCAGGTTCTGACATGGCTCAAATTGGATGGATTGAGGTGACCACTGAAAACGGTGCTGCCGGGTATCTGTGGTACATGAAGTCCGAGCATGAGACTCGTCTTCGTTTCGACGATTACATGGAGACTTCCATGGTTGAGGCAGTTCCTGCTGAAGCAGATTCAGGTGTTGTCAACGGCACTTTGAACGCTAACTATGGGGATAAAGGAACTGAGGGTGTGTTCTACGCCATCAGCGACCGAGGAAATGTTTGGGGCGGTGGTAACCCAAGCACTCTTTCAGAGTTTGACACACTTATCACTCGATTGGACAAGCAGGGAGCGATTGAGGAAAACGTGCTTTTCGTTGACCGCGACTTTGGCTTTGACATCGATGATATGTTGGCAAAATTGAACGGTTACAATGCAACCGGTGCTTCTAACTCCGCATCTTTCGGTCTGTTTGACAACGACACCGACATGGCGTTGAACCTTGGGTTCACAGGATTCCGTCGTGGATATGACTTCTACAAGACGGATTGGAAGTATCTGAATGACCCAACCATGCGCGGTGGATTGTCCACTACTGCAGGGTCAGGACGGATTAACGGTATGCTCGTTCCTGCAGGTTCTACCTCAGTGTACGACCAAGTGATGGGAATGAACGCCAAGCGTCCTTTCCTCCACGTTCGCTACCGTGCTTCTGAGACTGAGGACCGTCGGTACAAGACATGGATTACAGGTTCTGCGGGTGGTGCTGCCACAAGCGACCTTGATGCAATGGAGGTCAACTACCTCTCTGAGCGTTGTGTCTGTGTCATGGGTGCAAACAACTTCGTGTTGTTCGAAGCCTAATCAGCGATTGCTAATGGGGAGGGGTCACCCTCCCCTTTTTTTTGTAACAAGTGTCTTTGAAGACACGCTCTAATTTTGAATCAAATGAAAAACTCCGAACTGAAAGACAGGGTGTACAAACTCACAAGAGGCCGTGCCCCTTTGTCATTTATCCTGCCTACCTCAAACAGTCGCAGGTCTCCATTGCTTTACTTCGATGAAGAGAAGGGCTACAACCGCCCACTTCGTTATGCCCGAAATCAAAAGTCACCCTTTGAGGACGAGCAGGATGGAAACGTAATCCTTGAGCCTGTAATCTTTGAAGATGGTATGCTCTCTGTCCCAAGGACAAATCCTGTTTTGCAGGAGTTTCTGCACTACCACCCAATGAATGGAAAGAAGTTTGTTGAGGTGGACAACACCAAAGACGCTCAGGAAGAGGTTGACTTTCTCGTGGCTGAACTTGATGCCATGGTGGAGGCACAGAAGCTTTCAATCGAGCAGCTTGAGATGATGGGCCGCGTCCTGTTTGAAAAGGACGTAACCCTTGTTTCAACTGCAGAACTCAGGCGCGACATCTTGGTGTTTGCCAAAAGAAACCCGCAAGTATTTCTCCGGGCATTGTCTGACCCATCTGTGAAGCTTATGGCCACTGTTCAGCAGTTCTTCGACATGAAGATGTTGGGCTACAGGAACAACAAAAAAGACGTTCACTTCAACCTTGAGGGGAATAAGAAGAGGATGGCCACCATACCGTATGGTGCAGACCCCATCGAGTACTTGTCCGAATGGTTCAAAACTGATGATGGTGTAGAGGTCCTTCAGTTCCTTGAAGGTCAGCTATAATGCGGGATTAGCTTAATTGTTACGGGGGGTCTCAAAAATAGACCCCTCTTTTTTTTATCTATCTTTGCAGCAAAGAGTTTGCAGATGATAAATTCAGTTAGAAATACCGTATTGTCTATACTGAATAAGAATAACTATGGTTACATCTCGCCCCAAGACTTCAACCTGTTTGCCAAACAAGCGCAGTTAGACATCTTCGAGGACTACTTCTATCAGTATAATTATCAGCTAAATAAGGAGAATGCGCGTCAGTCGGGTACTGATTACGCGAACATCTCAAAAACATACGCTGAGGTCATCGACACTTTTTCGGTCACCAAGGCATTGAAGAAGACTGTAACTTCTATCCCTGCGTACAACAACAACTTTTATCTGCCGAGTGAACTAAGCACAGGGGAGACATACTTCCTCATCAACAAGGTGCTTATCTATACAAAGCTGCTTACAAGTGGAGAGGGTAGACAGAATGGAGGCGTTCTAAATACCATGGTGGACGTGTCTGCAGATTTTATTTCTTCGGGAGTATCTGTTGGCGATGTCGTTGTAAACACCGCCAACGAAGAGTTTGCGTACGTGGTTAGCCCTCCAACCAACACCGTGTTAATTTTGAGCGATGACATCTTCTCTGATGAGCAGACAGAGCCCTACAGGGTTTACGACGCAGACAGTATTAAGATTTCTGAAAGGCTTACCCACGACAAGGTCAACTTGTTAAATATGGGGATGAATACCAAGCCGAGTCTGATTTTCCCTGCCTACACAGAGCAGGGTCTGTTTCTTACTGCACTGCCTGAGTCTGTCACCGACTATGGTCAGGTGTTCGCTCAGTACATAAGGTACCCTAAGGCACCCAAGTGGACATACATCTCCCTTAATGCAGGAGAGCCGTCGTTTGACCAATCGCAGCCTGACTTCCAAGACTTTGAATTGCCTCTTGAGGATGAGCCATCATTGGTGATAAAGATTTTGCAGTATGCGGGTATGTCCATCAGGGAGATGCAGCCCGTTCAGTTTGCCACTCAATCTGAGCAGAAGTCAGATATGGACGAAAAATAATAAAGCATGGCCTACATTACTGATTATCAATACTATGAGAATGGAGGCAGTGCGCCCGAAGACAAGAATTGGGGTTCGTACCAATATGTTTCTTTGGAGGACATAGTCAACAACTTCATGCTCATGTATTCGGGGAACCATAGCCTCGTGAACAACGAGGAGCGGTTCAAGATAATCTTCCACGCCAAGAGGGGTATTCAGGAGTTGAACTACGACGCATTCAAGGAGATAAAGGTTTTGGAACTCAATGTCTCCGACAGGCTTCGCTTTGTGCTGCCGCACGACTACGTGAATTGGGTGCGCATCTCCCTTTACAAAGACCAAATTCTAAGGCCACTCACTGAAAACATTCAGACCAATTGGAGTCGCGCCTACCTGCAGGACAACAATTCCAACATCCTCTTTGACCAAGACGGCAATGCGCTGAGTCCTGAGAACTCAAACATTGACATGGACAGGATTAAGGGTAGCAAGAGGAGTATCTACCTTAATGAAGGAAGCCCGTTCAATGGTTTGGAGGGCTACTACTACGACGGCCTGTGGTACTTTGACTATCAGATTGGTGCCCGTTTCGGACTCAACACCGAGACCGCCAACTCCAATCCAACCTTCACCATTGACAAGAGGGGTGGCGTGATAAATTTCAGTTCGGGGATGGCGGGTGAGTTGTGCATCCTTGAGTACGTGTCAGACGGAATGGAGGGTGGTGACAACTCCCTGATTACCGTAAACAAAATGTTTGAGGACTACATCTACGCATACATTGAGTACGCTATTCTGAACTCCAAGCTTGGTGTACAGGAGTACATCATTAACAGGGCGAGGAAGAGAAAGACCGCGCTACTTAGAAATGCAAAGCTGAGGCTGAGCAACATACACCCATCAAGACTTCTAATGAATATGAGGGGTCAGGATAAATGGATAAAGTAATATGGCGAACACGTCAAGAAATTTTGTCTTAGGGCGAATGAACAAGAGCCTTGACGAAAGGCTCGTTCCAAATGGGGAGTATCTAAACGCTCTGAATGTACGTGTTGGCTCAACTGAAGAGTCCGAGGTAGGTGTTGTAGAAAACACAAAGGGGAACCTGAAGGTCAGCCCTAACATTGAGTATAATGGTGAGACCGTTAGTGGAAACGCTAAGTGCATAGGCGCGTACGCAGATGGTGCCAACGAGACAATCTATTGGTTCATCAATTGGCCCGACTACACCGCCTCGATTGCACTTGACCTTGTGTTGTCGTACAACACCAAGGGTCAGATTCTTACCTACCACCTCATCAGTGTTGATGACGGCACGGGTACCAAGACCACACTGAACTTCAATCAGGAACACCTCATCACAGGGGTGGACCTTGTTGATGGGAAGTATCTGTTTTGGACGGATGACATCAACCCACCAAGGTTTATTGATGTCGATAAAAGCTACGGGAATCCCGACCCCACTACAGGATTCGATGGGTTCAGCCCGGAGGACATCCTCGTGATTAAGAAGCCGCCCGTCACATCACCCACGTCAGTTGCTACTATCACGTCTTCGCAGAACAACTTCCTGCAGGACCGATTCACCTGCTTTGGCTATCGGTACAAGTACGACGGGGATATGTACTCTGCCACATCTCAGTTTTCAAGCCCCACCTTTATCCCCGGTATCTTTGACTACGACTTTGGGACAGGGTTGAACGAGGGGATGCTCAACTTGGCCAACACCGCAGTCATCACGTACAACTCAGGTGGGCCGCTCGTCAAGACTGTAGACCTTTTGTGGAAGGATATGCAGACAGGCTCTATACGAGTCATTGAGAAGTTGAACAAGGAGGAGTTGGGCCTCGTGGACAACACGAACTATACCTACACGTTCAGCAACAGTAAGATTTACACCGTACTTCCTGAGAGCGAGATACTCAGGTTGTATGACAATGTGCCAAGACTCGCCAAGGCGCAGACCATGATGGGCAACCGATTGGTCTACGGAAACTACTTGGAGCAGTACGATACAGTCTCTTTGAGTGGATTCCCAACGCGGCTTGAGTATACCCTCACTCTTCAGTCAGAGGAGATAGGCGTTGAGAATTTGCCCGACACTACTGCCAATGGCAACTATGCTTGGGACGGAGCGTTTACTTCTAACAACGCTATTCTGCAGCTTGACTTTGATGGCATAGACCTCAAGGCAGAGTCAATCATTGACATCGTGCTAAGGTTTGAACACTTTGGCTTTAGTGGTGACACAACGCCCACTCAGCAGACTCTTGATACTGAGATAAACTTTCAGTACGTCCTGCCACAGGACTTTGCAAGTCCATACGACCTCGCAACGAGTGCGGACTTTCAGGAGAAGATAGGCACCCTGTCAAACATTCAGACTGTGTCTGCAGCTTGTACGGGCATAACTCTTACAGATGAGTTCAATTGTGCGGCCACAAGTACTTTGTCAGGGCTTCAGAAATACGAGAGTGGAATAAATGGTCCGAGCGAACCGATTACCATAATATCCACCCCATCATCTACGGTGATAGGTTTTCAGCTTCCCGCCATACGTTACGTGGATGACCCAACGGGCGTGGCCATCACACAGAACGCATACGAGTACTATCAAATAACGGTCGCTGAGGGTACGTACCAATCGATTGGTAACCCCGCGAGTCTGCATAGCAACCGAAGCTATGAGGTGGGCATCATCTACATGGATGATTTTAACAGGGCGACCACCGCTTTGGTCAGTGAGAACAATACGGTACACGTTCCGTGTTCGTTGTCGAGCAGCAAGAACAACATTAGGGTAGAGATACCAACGCAGCAACTCGCTCCATTTTGGGCCACGAGGTACAAGCTTTGCATAAAGTCAGACAAGGAGAAGTTTTTCACCGTCTATAGCAGCTTCTTCTTCAGAGACCCAACATCGGGTGCGGACTACTTCCTGCTTGAGGGGCAGAACGCACGGAAGGTGGAAGAGGGGGACATCCTCACGGTAAAGACTGATTCTGCCGGACCATTGAATAGGTGCGTGAACGCCACCGTCTTGGAGAAGAAGGCGCAGCAAAGGGACTTCCTTGACCCGCCCCCAACAGATTCGGATGGTAATGACTTGGTCGTACCTACGGGTACGTACATGAAGATACGTGCGAACGATTTTGCAACGTCTGTGGGGGACCTGCCCGTTGTAGACTATGGAACATTTAGTGAGAGCGGTAAGGGGTGTATGGAAATCTACTATCCCGTGGATACCAAAGACCCTTCGGGGGCAGGATACATCGACTACACAATCCCTGCGGGTTCTCGTATACGGATATTGATTGACAATGAAAGGCGAGGCAGGGGTTCAACGCCAAGGCGTTCATTGTTTGTGGATGCAAACTTTACCGCATCTAAGGAATATAGCAATTTCAAGGCTTGGTTTGATGGCGACAACATTGCCGATGCCTTAGAGGCTCAGGCATCAAGAACCGGGACCAATGGCCCCCACTACGATATTGTGAACGGCAACCTGTCCGCAAAGCCTTGTAACTGTTGTAACATCTACACACGATTCAACACCTTCGGGGGCAGGACGTATTTTGGCGTGAAGAGTTCCGAGGGTACTGCAAACACGACCAATAAAAAGGTCAGGCTCAAGGTGCAGATTGAGGTGATGAGGAGTACGTCTCTTGTTGTCTTTGAGACGGAGGCGCAAGACTCTGCTCCTGACATTTGGTACGAGTCTCCCGTGTCGTATGCTATCGACCCCGTGTCGGGTACGCACGAGGGCAACGTCCAAAACCAAACCGGGTCTCAGGCGGCCATCATCGACACTGCATTCTTCAACTGCTATGCCTTTGGAAATGGTGTGGAGAGTTACCAAATTAGAGATGCCATCGACGGCAAGGAGTTGACGTTAGGCAATAGGGTGACCACCACATCTGCTCAGGACTACAAGGAGATGAGGCGTTTTGCTGACCTTACGTATAGCGGTGTCTACAACGATGAGAGCAATGTCAACAAGCTAAACGAGTTCAACCTCGGCCTTCTTAACTTCAAATCATTGGAGGATAGCTACGGGCCTGTGTTCAAGCTTGACTCACGGGCTACAGATATTCTCGTTCTTCAGGAGGACAAAATATCCTATGTGTTGGCGGGTAAGAACTTGCTGACAGATTCTACGGGAGAGAGTGTCGTTTCCTCCATACCCGAAGTGTTGGGTACTCAGGTGGCAAGGACCGAGGATTATGGAATCAGTAGGAACCCTGAAAGCTATGTTCGTTGGGGGTATGACAAATACTTCACCGACGGCAAGAGGGGTGCCGTCATACAACTCAAGGGTGCTGCAGGGTCAAGTGAAAAGCTTACCGTTATCTCTGAGTTGGGTATGCGTTCTTGGTTTAGGGACTTGTTCATCGACAAACTCGATACTCAAAAGCTTGGTGGGTTTGACCCATACTCTAATGAGTACGTCCTCACATCAAATGACAATCCATTGCCTGATGACACCCCATGCATTGAGTGTGGAATCACAAGGACTGTCTATGCGTTGGGGAATGGCTTCCCCGGAACGGAGTTCTGTGTCAACGTGGGCTATCTGATTGGAGATGTGGAAATCAATTGGTCAGCCTCTGCTGATGCTCGAATAGATGCCACCTTCAATGGTGTGACAGTCTCATCGACGAATATGTTGGTGCCATTGGTGGTAGACAAAAATGTTCTCACAGAGCAGGTTGTAGACATCGTTGTGACCGCCACGGACATAGACTCTGTTCAGGCGTACATCACCGTAAACTGTCCCGATGCTCAGGAGATAACCATTGTTCAGGTCTGCCTGTCCAATAACACAGATAGCGGTCAGTTTATCCACAATGAGTACAGGTGGGTGGATGGCTCGTTTGTTTCTCCGTTGCACTCTTCAGCGGTCACGCTGCAGTCGGGCACAACGAGTCCACTTGTGTCGCAGTACGATGTGATTACAGGCCCACAGGGGTCAGGATTCATTCCTGCTGACGGTGCCACCGTGTCGATTATTTCGAACAAGATTCCTCCTACCGATGACTTTGTGTTCGACTCATCTGAGGATGAGTTCCGTTACTTGAGGAGCAGCACGTTGTATGCAAACAACCCCACTGACATAGCCGCTTTGTTGGCTGCGTCTGCGGGTGCAACTCCAATCACGGGTGGGCCTAACACGTACGAGGCAGCGTTCACTATGCCGAGTTCAAGCGACCAATACCTGTACTTGATTTACGACTACAGGAACTCTTCTTCCGTGGAGTTATGCTACTCCACAGTGAGCGTAGGTGATGTGTGCTGCTCGTGCGAGGGAAGAAACAACTTGTTGGTCGAGGAGTGTCAGCACGATTCTTCTGCTACTGCGATTACTCAAGTAGTCCCTGAGTTGGGCGGTGTCGGAGTCGGTGACTTCGTTGAGTTGACAATTGCAGGGTGCGTAGGACAGGTTATTGCTCCTTCAGATGATGCAGCCACCGACACGATAAGGATTGTCCGCTCTGATGTAACGGACTGCAACGATGTGTGCTTGATGTACAGGTTTACAAACACAGGGGCGAATCCCAAAGATGTAACCTTCTACACTTGCTCATTGATTGAGCCGCAGACCATCACCTTGGGTGTAGGTGGTACTGCAACGGCCTGTGTAAAGGAGATAACATTCTTGCCCGGTGTGGTCACGACAGAGAGGTTGGGCTGCAACTGTGGTGATGTATGGCTTGTGACTCAGTGTCGTCTTGATGGGGTCACGAACAATCAGTACATAGACGGAGCAGGTCTTCTCTCAGGCGGAGAGTTTGTGTCTCTAACGAGTGATACAAACTGCAGGTATGAGGTCAAGTACAGGGTGTCTGAGACAACGACTGACACGCTGAACAGTGTGGAGTCCGAGACAAGCTGCAGCGAGGTGTGTCAAGAGTATGTCGCAACTAACACGAGCGAGACCACCGCTTACACTATTGCGTATGTAGATTGCAATGGTGACCCTCAAACTCAAGACATCGCTGCGAATGGTGGTCAGTTTACATTCTGCGCGAAGGAAATCACACCTCCAAACCCCAATATTACCTTGGAATTTGCTAATTGCGACTGCACACTTCCATAATAAATAGACCATGGCGACATTAGGAAACTACTACATAGACGGCCCATCATTTGCGTCAGCCACGGCAGTGTATACTGATGCGGCCATGACCACTCCTGCTGCCGACGGTTGGTATTCTGATGGAACGACCGCACGGGAGCAGATAGGCGGTGTGTTGGGATTTTCTACCTCATGTCCTGACTGCATCTTCCCTTGCGGCTCCGCTATTAGTGCATCAGGCGCAGCGGGTATGTACGACCTGACCTTCAACGCAGGAGTAAGCACGGGTTGTACAATCATTTACTTTGACCCAAGCAGTGTGCCCGAAGGCATAAGGGTGCAGTACAACTCCAATACTTTCAATGGTCTGACAAGCCCAACAGAGGGCTTCCTTGGTAGTTCATCATCCACCAACTACACCTTCATAGGGCGCACGTCTAATGACTGTGGCATAGCGGCAGCCCTTACGGGTGGAGGCTACACAGGTCAGAATCAGTATCAGTGGGATGGTGGAGGATTCACCATTGTTGGCACGTCGGGTACGGTCACGGGCGCAGCGGGTGACGTTCAGCTTACCACGAGTGCCCCCGGATATTGTACCCTGTATGTCCCCAAGCCATTGGCATCGCCTGAAGATATGTTGGTACAGATTTTTGGACCATGCTCAGGGACTGCCTTTGACATTGAAATCAACTGTCCCGTTCAGTTGACGGGCATGAGCGTAAGTGACAAGCAGCCCACATCCACTTCCGACCTTACCATTTGCACTACGGTGGGCACGTACCCCAACACCTACTACAATGTCCCCAACAGAGGGGGCGAAGCGGGCATACCTCAGTTGCGCGAGTTTTTTGTCCGTGATGCAAATGGAAACACCAAGGTTCCATCGGGCAAGTACAAGATTCAGGCTGCCCCACCAAGTCGACCTGATGCTTTGGTTGTCGAGGTTGACACGAACGGAGTGATTATTGGAATAACAACCTGCCCATAAATCGTTTAGGATATGCCTACATTATCATACAGTGAGGGAGCGCAGGGGTTCCCATCTTTTTACTCGTACGACCCCGACTTTATGATTGGTATGAACCAATACTTCTACACCTTCAAGTCGGGCAGTCTGTGGAGACACAGTGTGAATGAGAGGTATAACGAGTTCTATGGCGCAGACTATCCGTCCTCGATAAGGACGGTGTTCAACGAGCAGGTGCTTGAGAACAAGTTGTTCAAGACAATCAACATTGAGGGCGACAAAGCTTGGAAGGCCGACCTGAGTACCGACCTGCAGACGACAGGGTTCATTGATTACAAGTGGTTTGAGCGGAAGGAGGCATCGTTCTTTGCTTTTGTCAGGAACTCTCCGAGCGAGAATCGACTCAGAAGTTTGAATGGTATTGGCAACAGTGTGGATGTGGGTGGGGGTTCAAGTACTCTCACTGCCTATGAGATAGACTTTGCCGTTACCATTAACATTGGCGACATCCTCAGTGTTGGAGACCTCCTGTACCGCGTTGCATCCGGGGGTGGGTCTGCCATCTTTGTGGGGCAGGTGATAGAGATTCGGGTGGACAAACCGAAGGGCATCAACAAGCTTGTTGTAAACACAATAGCAGACCAAGAGGGTGTTAATTTTGTCCCACCGGGCAGCATCCCCGGAAACCCCATCACGTACTTCCTGTACCAAAAGAACTCCATTGCCGAGTCTCATGGTGTGTTGGGCCACTACTGTGTTGTTGACCTGTACCTAAAAACACTCACCTACGAAGACATTGATTCGAGGGCGCAGGGCAGGACAGAGTTGTTCGCGGTGGAATCTGAGGTGATGAAAAGCTATCCGTAAAAAGAATATCTTTGTTAGGATATGGGTCTGCTCTCATTATTCAAGAAAAAACAAGCCGATAAGCCCGAACGCATTCTTGACTATGTGGTTCAAAATCGGGGTGTTCTGTGGGAAAAGATAGCAGAATTTACTGAGCAGGTCCAACTTACGGGGGGTGCAGTAACCGCACACACCAAAGAGATGGAAGAGCAGTTCCCGACGAAGCACCATTTCAGGGATGGCCTCTACACAAGGGAGGTGTTTATGCCGAAGGGGTCTTTGGTTGTGAGTTTCATTCACAAACAAAATCATCCATCATTTTTTATGGAGGGGGATATGTCCATTGTAATGGACACGGGAGAGGTGAAGAGGATGAAGGCACCCATGGTCGTGCAGACGGATGTCGGCACACAGAGGGTAGCGTATATGCACGAGGACACCAAGTGGGTCTGCGTGTACAAGACGGACAAAGAAACTATAGAGGAGGCCATGGACGAGGTGTACACCACCGACTTCAGGGAGTTGCCTCAGTCGGTAATTGAAAGAAAAGGAATGATATGTCAGGATTACTGTTAGGCATAGGAAGTGTCGTCATAGGTGGCGTTAGTTCCGGCATCAGCTTTAGTCAGGCCGCAAAGCAGAAGAGGCTTCAACGCCAAGCAGAGGCAGAGGCTGAAAAGATGGTCAGGTTGGCGCGTAAGAAACTTGACGTAAACGTGTACGAGGAACTCGCTATCCCCAAGGAAGCTTTTGAACTTGAGAGAGAAAACCTACTCACTCAGGGAGCCACTGCTCTTCAGGCAGGTATGGAGGGAGAGGCGAGAGGTGCTGCCGCTACGGCAGGTCGTGTTCAGATGGCACAGGGTGCTGCCGAGGCGAAGGTTCGCGCAGCTATGGCCAAGGAGTTGGCCGACCTTAATAAGTTGACTGCCGCTGAAGCGTCAAGGCTACGTGATTTGGATGTGGGCTTAGACCTTCAGGTTGCTGAGGGTGCGCAGTTGGCTGCAAGAGATGCTGCCGAGGCGAGGACCGCAGCCATACAACAGGGTATGCAGTCTGCAACAAGTGGTCTTCAGGGCGCACTCTCTATGATGCCATTGTACATGGGCAAGATGGGAGCGCAGAGGAAGGCACTTGGTGCAATGGAGTTTACGGGTGATGAGTACAGAAGGTTTGGAGATGTTCAAGGATTTGATGGCAGTAGGTCACCATCGCAAGGACTTTCAAACTTAGACTTCAATAAGATTGCGGACATGAATTTCTTTGAGTTCAGAAAATTCAAGAAAGCCCTCACTCCTGAGCAGGAGAGAATGCTTTTCTTTAGTCCTCAGTACACTCAGAATCTTCAGGCCGCCATGGGCAACGACCCATACATGGATTTCTACAGGTCAGGTCTAAAGGAATAACAGGACATGGCTACCTATTTTAAGTACGCAGAACGCAATGTAGATTCTCAGGTCAATTGGGCTGAGATTGGCAAGAACATGACGGATATGCTCCAAGAGGAGGGGCGCATTCGTCAGGAGAAAAAGGCGGCAATCGACGAAGCGTCGAGGGAGTTTGGGAAGACCCTGTCGGATGCACCCACGGGTGATTTCGATGCGGGTAATACGTTCGCTCTGAACCACGCCAACAATGCTCAGGAACTTAGACTCATTCAGGACACCCTGTTGAAGTCGGGTCAGCTTAGTGTTCGTGACTACACCATCGCACGACAGAACATAAACGATGGCACGGGTCAAATCTTTGACCTCGCAAAAGAATATCAGGCTGAGTACTCCGACAAGATGGCCCGTTGGGATGGTGATGAATCCTCATTCCGCGAGGTGTGGGAGATGGAGCAGGCCGAGGGACTGTCCAACTTAGCCAACGTAAACTCTTACATCAACCCAACAAATGGTGTCATCAGCATTGGGAAGATGGTCAAGGGGAAGGATGGTGTGATGGTGATGAGTACGAATGAGAATGACTTCAGCACCGTATCTGACTTGAAGAGAAGGCTAAAGCAGAAGTACGACAGGTTTGATGTTGACGGGTATGCCGTGGAAGCAGCCGAGCAATTAGGGGAGGTTGTTGACACAACAGTGCTGCCGGGCGTAGAAGGTGGTATTGACCAAATCATAAAAAGAGTGGATGCCAAGAAGGGCGACTACACTGATGCGGAGAAAGAATTTGTTGCATCGTACAAAGATTATGAGGATGACAAGGTGGAGGCCGCCAAGGTCAACCCTAATGATGTAGCGTCTGTGCTTACCGATGCCAAAAGAAAAGCCCCTAATGGAAAAACGTACACCTTCACGTACAACAAGGGCGATGTGGAGAATGAGGATGGTACTCGCAAAGAGGATACAGACCATCTTGTTTTCATTGACCGCAGCGAGAATCCTGCAGGGACGGTGAAGGCCACGCCTGAGCAAGAGGGGGAGGTTGACGATTTAATTAGAACCAAGATTCGTGCTGCAATAGATGTGAAGAAGGAGACAAATGTTTCCCGCAGGGGCTACAAGCCAAGCGGGGCAGCATCGGGAGCAGCAAAAGAAAAGGCTCAGATTGACATCATGTCGAACATTGGCGCACTCTACTACGGTGACGACAACGAGGTGAATACTGCGCTGAGTGCGTTGCGAGGATTCAACTCCAATATCGTCGAGACAGACCGTACGGGCGACGGAGGTGTTGTCATTACGTACGCTGACGGAACGAGCGAGACAATAAGCTTCAGGGATGCTAATGGTCAAGTGATGAGCCAAAAGCAGTTCATTGAGGCTGCAGCCAACAAGCTATTGAGGGGCAACGAGCAAGGCTACGTGATTTCTGATTACGATGAGATTGCAAGACTTGGTAAGCTTGACCTCACCCGCGACTTTAATGAGGCATCTAAAGGCCATGACGAACTTCAGAAGCCAACGAAGATGCCTTTTGAAGAAACCTTTATGTCCCATGAGGGAGCGAAGCTTGACATGACTGCATTTAGAACAGGCAGTGGTATTAGTGAGACTGAAGAGAAGGCAATGGCCAATGAGGTTAGCACCTTCGTTAGTGGACTTCCGGGAATGCAGGGAGCGACTGCGAGGGTATTTGGCTACGGAAGAGGTATCAAGGTCAAGGATGCTAAGGGCAACGTGATAGCGGAGATTGACTTGGAAGATGCTGATGTTAATGCACTCGAAAACTTCAAGCAGACAATACTCAACAAGGCATTTAGTGTCTATGACATATTGTTGCAAGGGAATGAAGAAGCCAAGGAGAAATACGTAGAGGATTACGGAAAGAGTAACACCACATCAGGCGGAGCCGGAAGCGCATCAGGAGCAGGATTATGAACGAACTGAATCAAGAGTACTTAGACAAACTGTACAAGTTTATCGCCACCAACGACCCTGAGTGGAAGGAGAAAAATACTCCTGAAGCCTTTGCCGCTAAGTTGATGGACCAATCCTATCAGGCGAAGGTCTATGAGTACATAAACACCATAGACCCCACCTATAGCAGCAGTACCACCGTCACAGAATTTTTCGGAAAACTGCGAAAAAAAAAAGAAGGTACGGAATCGCCCTCGGCAGGTGGTTCATTGGTGTCTCAGAATGGTGAGGCCACTGCTCAACCTGTAAAGCCCCAAGAAAATCAGCCAACCGTAATGGTTGATGGGTATGAGGTCACCCCTCAAGACCGCAGGGCGACGGGCTACGTTGACCCCACTGATGAGATAGCAAGTCTTCAGTCTGCAATGCACACTGTCGCTCCCGGTGCTTACGGAGTCGGGGCTATTGGCAGGCCCATGTCTGACAATGAAAGAGAAAGACTCAAGCTTTTAAGGGCGCAACTGAAGGCGGACCAAGAGTTCACTCAGAAACAAATAGAGGCGGAGGCTCCCGCGCTTGAAGAAACTCAGCTTCGTGAGCAAGAGGTTCTTAAATCCAAGAACGAACAACTCGAAAAGGTAAGGGAACGCACCATCAATTACGGTGGGTTTACTGAGGCTATCAAAATATCGGATGCGATAATAAAACAAGGATACGAAGAAGAGGAGGCCGTCCCCTTGATGAACCAAATTTTCGGAAAGTTTGGGTTCATGTTCAGGGAGATAGGTATGGGTGATTCAATGGAGGTGGTAGCCCCCAACGGTGCCACCACTGAGATTGAACTCGACCCCAAGATAGCATCCCTGTTCCGTGGTATTAAGGAAGGTGCCACGCCACAAAACGCTTATGATGCGCTGAATGCTGAGGAGTCATTGAAACTCAAGAAGTTCGTGCAGAACAATGCCCTCACGTTGCCGTCCGAATCACACATGGATTTTGAGAGCCATCAGCAACACATGAAAGCGCAAAGGCTGAGGGATAAGTCACGCTTAAATGGTGATGGCACTGAGTCTACAGTCTTGATGGAATCGGCAGAGGTGGATGGGAAGTACGTGGCCTACCCCACACTCTTCCCAAAGAACCCCGACCTTTACGGCAGAGACCCTAAGTGGTGGATGGAGTTGAGTGGTGATGAGGCTTATGAGGAAGCACTCAATCGAGGGGAGGTATTCTACTTTCCTACTGACAAGGCTGCAGAAAGATTTGCTGAGGGAAGTTGGAAAGACTTCACCTCTGCAGATGCTGAGGCAGAACGATTTTACAGGGAAAGAGGGCAGTCCTACACAGGGTACAAACAAGCCTTTGACCAATACGAGGAGGCCATGGAGGCCATCTCATTCATCGACAGGGCACCGCTTGAGTATGACAACCTCAATGATGAGGAGAAGGCCCTTTACTCAGACTACTACATAAACGGAAAGCGCAGGAACGACCTCGGTGAGATTAGGGAGAAGCTGACCAACATCAGCGATGAGTTGAGACCATCTGTCAACGACTCTGAGATGCGCACAATCCGTGAGGACTTTGACTCCTATATGCAAAAGGAGTTCGCCAAAAAGACAAGCGAGGCGGTTCAGACAAACCTTGTTGCAAGGGAGCAGGAGAATGACTTGCAGCGCGAGTCGCTGAGGTTGTTTGGCCTTACGCTGAATGAACTCAAAGACTTCGAGCCTACCGAGTCATATCAGATACGGGCTAAGGACGCGCTACTTACAGGTCTCAAGGACGTGGAAGCGGTAAAGGATATAGCTTCGGGTGAGTATGAGGTGGCGGAGACGTTCTTTGATTCAAAGTTTGACAAGGCGGTACACGGAGAGTGGGTTGATGATTGGAGTTCAATAACCAACGAGTGGAACAAGGGCTTCGCAAGGGGTGAGGCTGCAGAGGCCATCCTCAAGGTGGCCTTGGGCATAACAGACCTTGATGACGAAGCGTCCCTTGAGGATACTGTCGAGGCAATCATAGGTAAACTTGGCGAGGCACAGACAGGCAAGGAGGGCAGAACGTCCTACAGATTCCATCAGGCGCGGGGCTTCAAAGAAGTCTTCGACGTGCTGAAGGATGACCCTGCTCAGTTGGCTATAGAGTTGGCCGCTCAGTCTATGTCTCAGATGCTGCCCTATGGGTGGAAGATGTTGTCCATAGGTATTGGTTCGGGAGCCGCTACAGGTGCGGCCATTGGTTCCGCAGGATTTGTCACAGGCCCCGGAGGTGTTGTGACCACGGGTGGAGGAGCATTGACCGGAGCAGGTTATGGTGCCCGTACTGCATTTTCAGGGGTTATGTTGGCGTTGGAATACACCAATGCGGTATTGGATGCGGTAAGTAATCAGGGCTATGAGGTCATGGACCCTCAAGAGTTGAAGGACGCTCTTCAGGATGAGAATGTTTGGGACGAAGGCAGGGAGATTGGACTCAAGCGGGGTATCCCGATTGCTGCTATGGACTTCCTGTCCGCAGGTCTCGCGGGGCGTGTGTTCAAAGTTGGAAGCATAGCGAGTCGGGCGACCAAGATAGGTGCCCAAGTGGGTGAGCGCATGGTATATGACCCACTCGCGGAGGCCACGGGTGAATACTTGGCGCAGGTGACTGCGGGTCAAAGTGTTGACGGCAAAGAGATTTTTGCTGAAGCTTGGGGTGGTATCGGTAACAACGCTCCCTTCGCTGCATACAACACTATGCGCGATATAAAGAGCAGGAACAACGTCGAGTTGGCAAACAACCTGACCAACTTGAGATACATGGCCCGTGAGGTAGCCTCCGATGAAAGGATTTCATCTTGGGGCAACAAGATGGAGAAGTTGGGTAAGATTAGTGCCGAGCAGAACCAACGCATCCAAGAGAATGTGGGCCTGAGAAGAGATGCCAAGGAGTTGTTGGACATAGGTCTGAATGGAGGACGTACTACCAAGGAGGTGCGCGGACGCGTCATGGAGTTGATGGCGGCAAAGGAGGAGTTGTCATCCACACCATCGAGGCGTGATGTGTTCTCCGACAAAATCAAACGCATCAACGAAGAACTTGCGGAGATTGCACAGACGGGTAAGCTAAGGAAGCCTGAAGCCCAAACCGTTCTTGCGGAGGCGGGAGTCTTGGGCATTGGTGAGCAGTCAACGCCAACGGACATCCGTCAGGGTGTAAAGAAGTACATGATTAACGGCAAGGCGTACACGAGGGCTGAGTTCCTGTCGCGCCTTGGTGAGATGAACAAGAGGGCCTTGATGAAGGCTAAGTTCAGAGTCTTCAATGATGAGGACACGCAAGAGAAACTTGAAAACAGATTACAAAATGCCCTTTCAGTCAGAGAAGCAGCGCAAGTGGATGTGGGCCAACAAGCCCGAATTAGCGAGACGGTGGGAGAAAGACTATCCGTCGGAGAAGACGGCACCGTCGAAGTCGAAGAGGTCGCAGAGGAGGCCGCAGAACCTGAGACCAAAGCGATAGAGACTACGGAGCCACTCGCTCTACCACCTGCAGTCACTGCGCCCACCAAGAAGGACAAGGAGGCGTTTGAGCAGGACAAGCTTGAGGGTCCTCGACTACTTGGTATCCTGTCGGGCATCGCTGACAAGCAGAAGGAGGGGAAGAAGCTTACGCCATTCCAACAAAGTGTTGCCGACAAGTTCAAGGAGCAGTTGGATGAGGTAGTGTCTTCGAAGACACTCAAGGAGGAGAAGGAAGACCTTCAGGAAATGCTTGGCCTACCACAGGGTCCGACCGAGACTACCACAGAGCAAGAGGTTGTTGCCACGTTTGGTGAGGAGAACACAGAGAGTGGCGTGTCCTTTGTCATTGAGGGCACAAAGGAAAATCCTCGGTATGTAAGGAAGTTCCAAAACCCTGACGGCACGGAAGGGACTTTCGAGTACTCCAATGAGAAAGGATTCAGACGCGCAATAAAGCGACTCAGGGACAAGGGTGTCACAGAAAGAGAGGTGGCCACTACTGAAGAAATTAGGTTGATGTCAGCAGAGGAGTACTTGGCCGCTATCGGTGTGCCTGAGTACACTGTGATGAACTCTCTAAGAGAACTTGCCATCGAAAGAGGAATGGGCATTGGAAGGGATGCAAAATTAGCCCATGTGGTTGTAGATAAAGACAACAATTTACTTGGGGGTGCGGTCACTACTTTCGATGAAGAATCAGGAAAGTATTCTTTTGACATTGTTCTTGGTGAAGACGTGTCAGCACAGGGCTATGGCTCGGCTTTGCTTAACAAAGTCATCAATATACCTGAAGAGATAAAGCAACAAAACCCGAATGCTTTTATAGAAGTTGAGGTGGTAAATCCTGTGGCGCAGCAAATGCTTGAAAGGAGAGGATTTGAGGTTATTGGGAAGCGCGGCAAGATTACTGATATGGCTCCTAAAAAGGGAGTTGAGCCTGTGGCTGAAGAAGCTGCACCTGTAGCTGAAGAGGCTGCACCGACACAAGAGCGGACTGATGTTCAGATTGACCTTGACAACAGGATAGCGGAAACGGAGCAGCAGATTCAAAACCTTGAGGAAAGACGGGAGACCCTGCGGCAGTCAAGGGAGGAGATGCTGCGAGAGGACGCGGAGTTTGACCCTGAAGGAATGAGGGCCAACGACAACGAGACAAGGCGGGTACGAGAAAAGCTTGAAGACCTCCAAGACAAGTTGGCCGCACAAAAAGCCAAGAAGGAATCCTTGGAGCGTCCCGCAGTAGAGGAGACTACAGAAGAGGAGGCTGCACCCCAAACGTCAGTTCTTCAGGAGGACATAAACCGACTTGAGAGCGACATCGACACTTACGAGAATGAGATTGTGGATGCTCAAGACGAGATTGCGATTGAGCAGGGCAACACCAAGGAGGGCATAGCAGAGTTCAAGGAAAAAATAAAGAAGGCCAAGACCAAGGCGCAGAAGGAAGACCTCAAAGCTGAACTACAGGATTTCAAGGACGACCAAAAAGCCCTCATCGATGGCTACAAGGAGGACATCAAGTTGCTGAAGAAAGACCTGAACACTGCGAAG